GTTTAGATAATGTTATACAAAAATTATTATCTGTTGAATCTTTTTGTGTATATAATTTAGAAACTCCTGAGATATTTGTAAGTCAAGGTGTGTTATTAAAAACAATAAGTAAAATAATTACAGAAAATAATTATAGTGTTTATTTTATAGATCTTATAGTAACAAATGCAATTAAAAATACTTTATTAACTAAGTATAATATAGTATGGTCAGATATGGAAGATATTGATGATTATACTAATGTAATAAAAATGTTTAAAACTAGAAAATCTTATAATCAAGGAAGTTATGATGATTATAATAATTGGTATGAATAATAATTAAAAATATGGATAATAAAAATAAAGCTAACGTAGAAACTGTTTTTAACGCTGTGTGGGAAGTTATTAATTCCACTTACAAAAACTTTCAAGTTATGAGTAATATAAAATATTACTTAAATAACAATTTTAAAGATAATAAAAAAGACAATCAAATTACTAATTTTATAAAATTAGCACAAAATAAAAGAGCTATTTTAGTACCTTTAAAGTTAGTAAATGTTGATGTAAATGATGGTTTTAGTCCGTATACAAATCACGATAATCTTGCTGAAGAACTAATTAGAAATATACTACAACCTATATTTAATACTAAATTAAGAGTAGAATTTTACTTTAATAGTATGCATAATCAATTCCCTTTTTATTTAGAAGAAGATTATGATATTAAAATAGATAAAAATTCTGATTTTGCAATTGTATTTTTTACTTCTAATAGTTCAGAAATATCTAATTTAATAGATAATATAGCAGTTACTTTTCAAGATTATACTTCTAGACTAAATACTTATAAAAATGTTCAAGAATGTATTTTAAGAAGTGATTCTAATTATCATAAACTACTTAATGAAAAGAATAAATTAACTAGTAATTTAGAAAGACATACTAATAAACTTGATAAAATTGATAATGAATTATCAGATATTGAAGAATCAATTATAAATGGTAATCTTATTGATGAAGCTAGAAATGATTTTTATAACTATAAATCAAAATGTTTTAATAGTATTTTTAAATCACATAATGAGGGTGAAGAATATAAAGCTTTAGATTATAAAAAAAAGATAAATATGTATAAAAGTGCATTTGATACTATAAAACTAAAGTCTGGACACTTAAATACTGGTAATTTATCTTCTACAACTGGAACATCTATTAATGCAATGAATGATTATTTAACTGCAATGATAAATAATGCTGTTGTTGAAAATACTCCTTTTAATAGTACTCCTGTAGAACAACCTGCAGCTAATGATCCATTTTTTGATATGCTAGAAAGTTATGATGAAGCTGAACAATCTGTTGATAATGATGATTTATGAGTCAATTACATTTATTAGTTAAAAACTTATTAAATAATAATATAGATTTTCAAGAATATGTTTTATTATACTCGTTATATAATAAAAATATTGATATTATTTGTGATTATCACGATGTAGAACCCTATACTAATTATATAATAAGTAATTTAACACAAAAACAATTTATATGTAGAATTGTTCAAAATGAAAATAAGATATCACTAGAAGATTTGTATTCAAACAATCTTAGATTAACTTCTAAAGGAGAATTAATCTTTAAAGAATTTGTTAAGAGTGCTCCTAGTAATGAAAAACTAATACCTTATAAAGTATCTTGGATAGAAGAATATTATGATTTGTTTCCTAAAGGTATAAAGTCAGGTGGTTTTTATGTAAGGAGTAGTATACAAGATTGTAGTAATAAAATGAATAAGTTTATCATTGATAATCCTCAATTTACAAAAGATATAATTCTAGAAGCCACAAAGAATTATATTAATGATTGTAAAGCAAGGAACTATGATAAAATGAAATTAGCTCCATACTTTATAATTAAAGATGGAACTAGTATGTTATCTGGTTATTGTGAAGCCTATGTCCAAGGTATTAATGATAATCAAGATACATATTCAAATGATAATACTTTTGGTATAAAAGTATAATTTAAATTAATTTATATGAGTAGTTTATTTGAAAGGGTTATAAGTGAGGAGTTAGAAAAGAATAAACTATTAAGAGAAAAGGGAAAGGATATAGTAATACCTTTCCCTTTTAAAAGATTTTCTCAGTATGTTCCAGGTACTCAGAAAGGTAGATACATAATTGTAACAGCTAATAGTAAAATTGGTAAAACAAAGATAACAGACTTTATATATTTATTTAATACTATAGATTTTGCATTATCTAAAAAAACCAATATTAAACCTAAAATATTTTATTTTTCCTTAGAGATATCTAAAGAAGATAAAATGAAGGAAGCTATTGCACATAAATTGTATATAGATAAAAATATTACATTATCTACTCAGCAGATGGAATCCTTATTTAATGACTATATATTAGAAGATTCTAAATTAGAAATAATTAAAAGTTACAAAGAGTATTTTCAGTACTTTGAGGAAACTGTTACTTTTATTGATAATATTAGAAATCCTTTTGGTATATATAATTATATGAGAGATTATGCTGAAAAAAACGGTAAGTATTTTGATAAAAATAATGAGGAAATATCATTAAGCTTAATAAAAAGCGGTAATGAAAAAGCTTTAATATCAATAGATAGATACGAACCTTTTGATGAAGATGAATATGTTATAGTTATTATAGATAACTTTAATATATTAACTACAGAGTTAGGTAAATCCTTGCAAGATACAATTGCTAATTTTAGTAGTCACTACTGTCTTAAAATGCGTGATAGATGGAAATATATCATTGTTGGTGTCCAACAACAAGCAGCAGCTCAAGAATCAGTAGAAAATATTAAATTAGATAAACTTCAACCTAGTGCTAATGGTTTAGGAGATTGTAAATTATCAGGTAGAGATGCTGATATGATGCTAGGTTTATTTGCTCCCAGTAGATATAAAATTAGAAACTATGAAGGTTATGATATTACTAAATTGAAAGATAATCATAGAGAGTTATCAGTTATCTTAAATAGAAGAGGACACGCAGTGTCTACACAACTTTTATTTAATGGGGCTGTTAATTACTTTGAAGAACTTCCAACTGTAGCTGAAATGACTGATGAAATGTATAATAAATTGTTAAAATGACATTAATAATTTGCTTTTTATTAAAAAATTGTTATATTATATAGTATGAATACTGGAATATATACAATAACAAATTTAGTAAATAGTAAAATATATGTTGGTAGTGTAACTACTTCTTTTAACAAAAGAAAAAATGTACATTTTCACCTATTAAAAAGTAATAAACATTTTAATCCATACTTACAAAATGCTTATAACAAGTATGGAGAAGATAGTTTTTTATTTGAGATATTAGATACTTATGACAAGACATTATGTTTATCTATGGAAAGTTATTGGATTAATATATTAAATACTAAAGATAAAAATTTTGGATATAATATTATAGATCCTATAAAAAACCGATTAGGATTAAAACATAGTTCTAAAAGTAAGATAAAAATGAGTAACTCTAGAAAAGACTATATTTTAAAAAATGGGTCTTATTTAGTTACTGATGAAACAAAAGATAAAATTTCAAAAAGTAAATTAGGTAAGAAATTATCTTTAGAGCTTAGAGAAAAAATGTCTATAAGTCGAAAAGGTACTAATATTGGTGAAAGTAACCCTTTTTATGGTAAGAAGCATACTGAAAAAACTAAAAATAAGATTAAAGACGCTATAAAAGATAAATTGATTAATAAATTTAAAAGTATAGCTAAGTATTCTTTAAATGATGAATTTTTAGAATCTTTTTTATCAATAAAAGAAGCTAAAATTAGCCTAGGTGTTACATCAAATGGTGGATTAGGAGCCGCTTTAAAAAATCCTAATAAAACTTATAAAGGTTTTAAATGGAAATATTATAACAATTAAAATAACTAGATGAGTGTAGAAGTAGAAAAGAGTAGTAAGGTTATTTTACCAACTAGTAGGATTCCTCCTAGTAGAAAATCTCCAGGAGTATTGGTAATTTATTCTAAACCAAAAGCAGGTAAAACAAGTCTAATTGCACAATTAGATAATTGTTTATTACTAGATTTTGAGAAAGGTAGTGATTTTGTAGATGCTATGAAGGTAACTATTAATGATCTAGCTGATCTTAAAACTTATGGTGAAGAAATTAAAAAAGCAGGCAGACCTTATAAGTATATTGCTGTAGATACTATTACAGCTTTAGAAGATATGGTAATGCCACTTGCTATAAAAAAGTACAAAGAAACCCCTATGGGTAAGAACTTTGATGGAGAAAGTGTACTCAAATTACCAAACGGTGCTGGTTATTTATACTTAAGAGAAGCATTCTTTGATGTTGTAGATTATATTAAAAGTCTATCTCATAATGTAATATTCTTAGGTCATTTAAAAGACAAATCTATTGAGATTAAAGGTAAAGAAGTTATGGCTGCTGATATTGATTTAACAGGTAAGCTTAAAAGTTTATTGTGTTCAACTGCAGATGCTATTGGTTTCTTATCTAGAGATGGTGATAATACCATACTTAATTTTAATAGTAGTGATTTAATAACATGCGGTGCTAGACCAGAACACTTGAGAAATCAAGAACTTGTAGTAGCAACTATGAAAAACAATAAGCTAGAAACTTATTGGGATAAAATCTATATTGATTAATAGATATATAATAATTTACATAAGCAAGGTCCAATTTATTTTTAACTTTTTAAACAACAAAATATGAGCAATATTACATTTAATTTCAGTGACGTTCAAGCAGGTTCAAGTGCAAAACCAAGTATTAAGCCAGGTATACATGAAAATGTAACACTAGGTAGTATCACATCAGAAACAACTCCTAATGGTAAAGCAGTAATTCGTGTACCATTTAGTTTAGATAATGGTGCAGAACTTAATATTGATATGTCTATGGAAGGTAATGCTCCTCAATATACTATGAGGAAACTAAAACATATGATGACTAAAGTTGTTGATGAGAATGTAGTTAATTCTGCAACAACTTTACAAGATATTAATAAGATTCTTAGTGGTAAGAAACTAAGAATGAAATTTACAGGTGAGGAATATGTATCTCAACGTGATGGTAAAGTATATGTTAAGACTGTATTAGGTTTACCTAATTTTGCTGAACCTATGACAATTACATCTGAGATGAGTGCTCTTACTTATAATCCAAATATTGAGTATGATCTTAAACGTGTAAATAAAGCTACTGTAGAAGCTAATGGTGCTAAAGTAACTGATCAAATAGATTCGCTACCATTTTAATCAATACTAAATTAAATAAATTAAATTAATTATTAATTAACATAAATCTAGGTTATGTTTGATTTTTCAAATATTAATTCCGAAGATTCTTACATAACCAAAGATTTTGTGTTAAGTAAGCTATCTGATCAACAAATTATAGAGTATTATCTTAACACTAAACTACAATATAGTAATCTAATATCTTCTCCTTTTAGGGAAGATAGAAATCCTAGTTTTGGTATAAAGTATGTTGGTGATAAATTTATTGCTAAAGATTTTAGTACTAATGAAACATTTGACTGTTTTAGTATAGTACAAAAATTATACAACTGTAATTTTCAGGAAGCTCTTAAAATTATTTCTAATGATTTTAAATTAAAAGATATTAGTACTAATGCTACTAGAATGTTATTTAATTCTAGTGATAGTATTAAGTTATCTGTTAAGAAGAATATCATTACAATAGAAAGTCAAGATTATACACTTGTAGATAAAGAATATTGGGGTCAATATTACATTGATATTGATACTTTAAAACTATTTAATGTGTATAGTTGTAAATATGTATGGTTAAATGGTAGTTTATGTCGCATATACAATAGAAATAATCCTGTATATGCATATGAATTCAATCAATCATACAAAATCTATTGTCCTTTAACTAAAAACAAGAAAACTAAATGGCTGTTTTCTGGTAGTCAAAATGATATAGAGGGATATAACTATTTTAAAACCAAGTGTTTTTTAGATTCTAGTAAGAAGTTTACTTCTGAAAACATCCTAATCATAACCAAGAGTTTAAAAGATGTTATGTGTCTATATAAATTGGGTTACCAAAGTATAAGTTTACAGGGTGAAATGAATTCATTATCTAATAAGATTTATGAAGAGCTAAAACAAAATGGTATTGAACATATATATTCTTTATATGATAATGATAAAAGTGGTAAGCAGGGTACTGCTCACCTTACAAATACATATAAAGATATAATACCTAAGTTTATTCCTGATGAATATGGTGTAAAAGATATTAGCGACTTTATTAGAGTATATGGGTTAAATGATGCTCAAATGTTGATAGATAGCTTACTATAACACATTTAATATAGATTATTGTGGGATACAGAATAGAAGAGAAAGATATAATCTATCAGGTAAGTATTGAGGACTACATAGAATATGTAACTCTTAGTAACAAAAGAAGACCTGTTTATTATAAGAAGACAGATAAGATACCTAAGAAGTATCAAAATAATAAGCATAGTTTTAATAAAGCAGGTGAACTTATAAATATTGAAACAAATGAAAAAATATTAAAAAATATCCGTAGTGTAGGTAAACCAAGATATAAAAAAATATCTGGACAAAACATATGGGTAGGTCTTAATCATAATCTTAGAAATAAAATTGCTTATGAAATTAAAAAGTTCTTTTATAAACATCTAAAAGATTTAAAAGTAATACCTAGACAATTATTTCCAATAGGTGTTGATATAAAATTTATTAAACCAATAGGGAGTAACAATTGGGATTTAGATAATCTAGCTTTAATATATCGTAAGGTATTATTAGATTGTTTAAAAACTATAATAGGTGCTGACGATTCTATTGAGTTTATTAGAGAAATACCTACTAGATATAGTCCTAGTCCAGATGAAAGTCAAAAACTCATTATAACAATTTATACTATAAATGATAAATAATTATGCTGAAAAAGCAATTAAAAGTGTTGAAGTCACTTTAAATTCATTAACAATAGCTCAAGATTTAGCTGATATCTTTATAAAAGATAAGTATAAGTCTTCTGAAGAAATATTTGATTATGATGAAACAAATGATTGTTACATATATAAAGAAGATATTCAACTTGAATATGAATCTATTGTTGATAATTTAAATGACTATTTAATTAATCAATATAGTAATATTAGTGTATATGATAAATACAAAAGACAAGAATAGAATTTTTTATTCTGAGAAACTTTTAAATGCTGTTGAACTTAAATTTGGAATACATTCAAATGAATATGAAGCAGCAATTAATGGCGATTATGCTTTAGGTAGTATGATTGAAGAATACTGTTATCCTGATCAAATTCCTGCTGATCAAGATCGGAAG